CCGCCTTTGGTTTTATTTCAATGCAAGTCATATCAAACGCGGCAACTTCAGTGTTGGTTGCTAACTTACGTCTAACTTGAAAATTTTGGGCTTCGCACTGTTCAATAGAAACAGACAATCTGCCGCTTGCAAACCCGCAATTGCCGCCACTGAGACAAATAAAAGCAACAGGCAACCAGAACGACATAACGTACTCCAGATTATTTCTTTGCTTTCATGTCAATGATTTTTTCAAGCGTTCGACCGCCAAAATAAAACGACATGATTAGCATCCCCCACTGGCCAAGCAATTCAATGTAGGCTGAATTTGCGTCAAGACCAAAAGCCGACATCATGGCGAACGTGAAATAGCCCACCAGGATAGCCAGGAGGGTCATAGGGCGTATATTCTTTGACAGCCAACTGTCACTACCCATATCGGATTTCAGGCGCTCTGTGAGGTTACCTTGCTCTGTCTTGTAGAGGTCGGTTTCGTTGGCCATCTTTGCTAACTCGCCGCTTTGCACAAGTGCTGCCAGTTCTAGCTGCGCTTTAGCCTTGGCTGTCGGGTCGGGAATGAGTTTGTCAATTAGCTTTCCGCCAATTTCAAGTAGTCCAGCTAGTGCAATCATTTTTTTGGTGGCTTTTTGTTTTTGGCTTTTCGCATATTGCGAACCGGTAGTTGTCTAGTCATTAGAGTTGCCCTTTCGTGTAAATTGCCCAAATAAGCAACGCGACTACAAAAAATCCAGTTGCAACTGATATAACAATAATGACTCCGTTTATCCAGCCCCAAACCTTCTGCCTGCGTTTGTATATTGCCAAAGCCTTGTCACGTACCTCTTGCTCACGCTCGCGTTTTTTTAAAGACTGATATTGCAAAAAATCATCGTATAGTCCTGGGCGTCCTGTGTATATAAGCATCTCTTTTAACTCAGCCTCCGCTTCACGCAAAGATTCCATCGCCCAAAAAGCATCTGAATCACTGCCCTTGCTTGATGCCTTTTTTGCAATCTCAGCCTTTAAACCAAAATACTCACCCAGTTTTGATGCGCATGCAGCTAATTCAGAACCATTTTTTAGCGCTGTTTTTACCGCCGCAAAGCACGCATTGGCAACCGCTAATTCAGCAAGCATTACCTAAAGTGGCTCAAAGCCCAAGTAAGGCCACCGCCAAGCATAGATGCGATTGTCATGCCCATCCAAAAACCACCACGGCCTTTGTTCGCCAAGGCAAGTAGCTCTTTAATGTCCGTGTCCATAGACTCGACTTTAGTTGTCAAGTTCTCAACTTGAGCAATCAAACGGCCGTATTGAATCGGGTCTATGTTTTCCATCAAATATGGTCTCCGCTGGGGTCGTAAGGGTCTAACAAAGGTTCAAACCACACTGCCGCCCAGTGCTAGTTAGTTCATTTTATGTTAATTGACCAAGGCTTGTATCGGAGTTAAATCCTCTGTCGTCCAATACGTCTTGTCCAGCATAATCTGCAAATGCTCTACGTTGCGTGATACTGTGTCAGCCCAGTCTTCGTCAGTTGTGCCTTCAGGCTGACCAGCGTTGATAAGGTTCACACTGTCCATAGCGGCATTAAAATGCCTCTGAATTTCTTCAGGAGTTGGAGTTTCAATAGTTTGTAAGTTTTCCATTTTCATTTCCTTTAAAGTCTTTGGTATATCCAAGTACAATGTACCCAAACTTTTCTGGGTAAAGTCTAATGCGCGTCCGAATTGTTGAGTAATTTACGCCCGTGTACTCAGCCAACTCTTTTGCGCAACCGAAAATCTTGTTTTCAAACATTACAGCATTTGCCATGTGATGACCGCTGCCTTGTTTGGCTTTTGACATTTTGGCTAGCGTTTCTGGTGTATAAACACGGCGTTTACCAGCCTCCGACAATTTAGCCCTAATCTCATCTGTAAACACCAGCTTTGCCCGAGCAGCACGTAACTTGGCTCGGTGCTCTTCTGTGATTTCATAACCAAAAGTCCAATGCTTCTCGCCCATTTGAGCTTCTGAAATTTTGCGTTTAGCCATATCTGTATGACGAAAACCTGATGGGCCTTCTCCACCATCTGTTTTGTTTGTAAGCGTTAATCCAATGCGTTTTAACTGGTTAATGCGTTCCATCTCAACCAAAAACGACAAATCTTCTTCTATGTCATCAGCAATTAATCTCACAGAATAACCACCAGCTTTGGCAACTACGCTATTCCAATGCTTGTTTCTGCGATGTTTTGAATACGCCCTACAATGACTACCCTTGCCAACATAAAAGATGGCATTGGTGTCAGGTCGAATGTGCTCGTAAACGCAGAACATTAATTCCCCATAGCTGCGGAGTAGTGCTTTGCGATTTGCTCAGGGGTGTTTTCAATAATCATGGTTTACTTTCAAGGGTGGGTTAAAACATAAGCGTCAAACTTTGCATTCAATTCCTGCAAGGCTTTTACTAAAACAGGAATCAAAGCGGTATCAACCATCCGCAGTTTGTCTGCATCTTCGTTGTCAACAATGACAGGGTTAGCACCCTCAAGTGCCAGTACGTCTTGAGCCTTAAAGCCGTAACGCACCCCTCCATTGGTTTCTTCAGAGTCCCGTGCAGTGCGGAATTGGTACGCCGTGGGCTGCAACGCTTTGACAAACTCAAGCCCGTGGGGAACAGGAGCGAAGTTAATCTTGTCCCGAGCATCTGACACAACTGTCCATGCCACTTGAATGTAGGCATTGGTAACGCCCGTCGACCCCATGCAAAACCGGTTATTTTCGGTCGATGGGTTAAAGACTGGGGCGTAACTACCTGCTGAATTACGCGGGTTGATTGCCGTGTTTCCGCTGCCAGTGGTGTTGCTGTAGAGTGCTTGAAGCCCGCTGGCTGTGTTGCTGTTGCCTGTGGTGTTGCTGAGGAGTGCTTGAAACCCGCTGGCTGTGTTGAAGCTGCCTGAGGTGTTAGCATTTAAAGCACCCAAACCCAATGCGGTATTCGTCGATATTGCACCTGCACCTTTGCCTACTCGCACGCCTGACAGGGTTGCGTCGGTTGTGGAGGAGATAGCTCCGGTTACTGCCAACGCCCCAGAGTTCACAGCAGCCAGCGTAGAGGTTCCTGATGCCGATAGCGTGCTGAATGCACCCGCAGACCCAGCCGCAAGTGTAAAGGTATCTGCGGATTGGTCAAGGCTGCCAACGGTTATCCACGCATCATTGTCGGCGTTGCGCTGCTTTAAAACGCTTGGGCTTGCAGATGTATCAACCCACCATTGATGGGCGAACATAGTGCTAGGCTCTGTCGCTCCTGAGTTGTTGCTTGCCAATGCTGGCAGAGCGTCGTTTAAGTCGGCGCGAAATGCAGGGAAGCCCTGATTAACAATACTCATATCATGTTGGGACATCTTATAACTCCACTCCGTAGCCTTTGGCTACATAATCAAAACTTCGGCTTACAGCCGTACCAGATGAATTTTTAAAGGTTATTGTAAACCCCGTGCGAGACTTTGAGGTGATTTCGTAGTAGTCGCCTGTCTGCATATCCTGCGCCCCAATGCCGATTGCCGGTGTTTCCCTAAAGCCTTGCGCAAACGTTACAACCTTTGCGCCAGCACCAGAAACAACATCATTCCCAGATATAGTGCGGTCAGGCATGTCGACGTTAACGCTCAACTGAGTAACTTTGGGCGTGGCTTGTTCATCCGTTGTGCTTAACTTGGCTCTAAACTGAATGGCGCGTGCCCTTATGTCAGTAACTGCAAACGATTGCCAGTCCGACCATGTCGGCGTGCCGCTTGGGTTGTCCTGAGTATGCCTCGCCTCTATTTGTACGTCTGTATCATCAAAAGCGTTTACATCGCCTTCAAAGTCGCCTTGTCGGTCATCAAACAAACCTTCAGCGGAGTCAAATAATACAACGTAGTCTAGGCGTGTGTGTTTAACGTAGGCTGTGCAACGTGATATGTAAATTGCGCCCAAGTCAACGGCAGTTGCAAAGTAGTAGTAGCCAAATGCATCTACGTTACCGGAGCCGCCATCAAATAAACCACTTGC